ATACGCTCTTGCTGGTAACATACGTGGTAATGGTCACTACAATGCATCACGTAGAAACAAAGAAAGAGATCTAGGTCACGAACCTAAGACAATCAAAATAGGTAACAGATATGTAAGCTACAAAGGTCTTATAGGTATTGAGCATGTGCTTGCACCTATAGCTGACTTAGCATACTACATGGGTGACATGGATGAGCACCTACTAGAAAACTGGATGTCTAAAATCGCGTGGACTATTGGTGCTACATTTTTAAATGATTCACCATTGTACGGCCTTGAGAAAGTATTTGATATGCTTAACGGTAATGAACGTGCAGTATCACAGTTTATAGCTGGTGCAGCTGTATCTACAGTACCTCTTAGTGGTGCCTTCAATGTGCTTGCTAATGCAATCGAAGGTGCACAAAAAGACATAGAAACTGATATTCAAGACTTTTTTAAAAATAGATTTCCCGGACTTAAAGGACAGTTGCCTGATGCAATTAATCCATGGAATGGTAAACCTATACGAGATCTTGAGAACCCTGTACTGTCAGCAATTAATGCTTTTAGTCCTGTGAAGATTAGTGACCCACAAGAACCATGGGAAGAATTTTTACGTGACATAAATTACACAGGTATACATATGTTAAGATATGATAGCTCAGGCTCATACGAGTGGGAACCAGAAGATCGTGAGATTATATATAAATACGTGGGAGAGCAGAGGTTAGATAAACAGGTTATGCGTATAATGAAGAATAAGGCATATAAAAAATTAATTAAATCTACTGTAGCTTTGCGAGGTAATTATAGACCAGACAAGGATACAATAAAATTAAAAACAGATTTGTCACCCCTACATAGAGACTTAGATCAAATGGTACGTGAAGCACTAAAGATTGCTGAACAAAGGTATTTAGTGGATAAACCTCTGATACAACAAGCTATCTTTAATGCACAGTTAGCTAAACAAGCTATGAGAGAAGGTCGGGTAGATCAAGCATCTCAATTACAAAAGAAAGATGCACAACTTAAAAATCTTATAAGACACGGTAACTAACACATGGCTGTTACACAAGACTCTTTTACAGGTAATGGCTCCACCACCACTTACTCATTTACATTTCCATATCTTAAGGCATCTGACATAAAAGTTAGTCTGGATGCAACGGCAACAACAAACTTTCAGTTTACGAATGCCACGACAATTCAATTTACGGCACCGTCTGGAGGAGCTACTACTACACAAGAAAGTGGTGGTGCTCCTAAGTCTGGTGTAAACATCTTAATATTTAGAGAAACGGGTATTGATGATCTAACAGCTACATTCTTTGCTGGTTCTGCCATTAAGTCAGAAGATCTGAACGATAACTTTACGCAGAACCTTTTTGTTACACAAGAGGTAAACAACCGTTACCTAAGTATTCTTGGTGGTAACACTATGCAAGCTAACTTACTATTAGGTAAGGGTGTTGACATAGTGTTTGAGGGTGACATTGATGATCCTCACGAAACTACTTTAGAAGTTGAAAATCCTACATCTGACAGGATTATCACTCTTCCTAATGTGTCTGGTAACGTTGTTACTACAGGAGACACAGGTACCGTAACGTCTACGATGATAACTGACGGTACAATAGTTGATGGTGACATAGCCAACACTACTATTACAGGTGGTAAGCTAGTTAACGATACTATTACTGCTACACAAATAGCAAACAATGCTATAACAGTTAATGAATTAGCAGACGACTCTGTAGATAGAGCTGCTATTGTAGCTGATGCTGTAAACGGTAGTAAAATAGCGGACAACAGTATTGACTCAGAACATTATGTTGATGGTAGTATAGATCATGTACACCTAGCTGGCGATGCAGTCGACGGTGATAACATAGCTGACGACTCTATCAACTCAGAACACTATGTAGATGGATCTATTGATACACAACATATAGCTGCAGATCAAATAACTAATGCACTTATAGCTGACGATCAAATAGACTCTGAGCATTATGTAGATGGATCTATTGATCATGTACATCTAGCTGGTGACTGCATAGACAGTGACAACATACAGGATAATGCTGTAGGTGCTGAACATATACAAGCTAACGCAGTTACTGACTCTGAGATAGCAACAGGTACATTAGATAACAGATACTATACAGAGACAGAACTAAACGCTGGGCAACTAGATAACAGATACTTTACAGAGACAGAGCTTACAGGCGGATCTCTAGACGGTAGATACTTTACAGAATCAGAACTTACAGGTGGATCATTAGATGTCAGATACTTCACAGAAACAGAATCAGACGCTAGGTACTTTAGACAAGACTCTAGTGAAACTATTGCTAGTGGAGTTAGCTGGTCTAATTCTGATGCACACGTGGCTACTACAGCTGCTATCAATGCCCGTATTATTGACCTTGTCGATGATGTCGGTGGTTTTACTGCTATTGCTAACGAGACTTCTTTCCCAGATACTAACCCGCAAGCATCCAGCGGTAAGGCAGCTATTTTAAGTATTACTTCTATTGGCACAGCTCGTACTCCTAGTGGTACAACTGTTACTATTGCTAATGGTAATGCTTCTAGCAACGCTACAATTACAATTACTGGCGTACCAAGTACACTACCAGCAGGCTTCGGTGTATTAGTAGAATCCACACAAACATTACATACATATACATTCCATAGGCTTGTACCGAAAGCAACAGAGATTACTACAGTTGCAGCTAACGCTTTATCTATTGCAGCTGCTGCAAACAATGTAACAGATATAAATAACTTTGCAGATTTATATATAATTAGTAGTAGTGCACCTACAGCAAGAGTAGATAGTACTGCTTTACAGGAAGGTGACTTATGGTATGATAGCAGTAACGACAACATACGTGTATATACTGGTAGCGTATGGTCAGCTGTTACTCCTACACAGGCGGTACTAAACGATATATCTATCGTATCAGGTGCTGTAACTTTCCAAGAAGATCTAGGTCTAATTACTGATCCAGTTACTACAGGTAGTTCAAACGGTTCACTAGATATAGTAGCAGATGCTCTAGAAGATGAAGTCACACTTACAATTACTGCCGCTACAGGTAAATTTATTGTTGATGGTGTAGATAAGCCTGCACTAACATTATATAAAGGTTGGACATATACATTTGATGTAAGTGATGCATCCAACGCAAGTCATCCGTTACGCTTCCAAAGTGGTGGAAGTGCTTATAGTACTAACGTTACAGTTACTGGTACACAAGGTCAGGCTGGAGCAAAAGTAACTATTAAGATTCCAGAATCTCAACCAACTAGCTTCCAGTACTATTGTACAAGCCATAGCGGTATGGGTAACACCATAACTGTTAAGGATGATCCTATTAAAACAGTTGCAGATAATATATCTAACATTACTTCTGTTATTACTGCTTCAACAAATGTTAATACTGTAGCTACAAATATTGCTAATGTCAATAATGTTGGTAGTAACATAGCTAACGTTAACGCTGTTAACAGCAATGCTTCTAATATAAATACAGTTGGTGGGTCTATAACCAACGTAAATAATGTTGGTGGGTCTATTAGTAATGTTAACTCTGTAGCTAATAACTTAGCAAGTATTAATAGTTTTGCTAACACATATCGTATAGGTTCAAGTAACCCTACAACTAGCTTAGATACAGGAGATTTATTCTTTAACACTACCACAGACTCACTTAAGGTTTATACTGGTAGTGCTTGGGTAGATGGTGTAACTCAAACAGGTAACTTTGCTCTTAAAACTGGTAATACTTTTACTGGTGATAACGTTTATAACAACAACGTAAAAGCTAAGTTTGGTACAACACCAGCCCTTGAAATATATCACTCAGGAAGTCACTCAAGATTTGCTGATGTAGGTACTGGAAAATTACAATTTGGTAGTGATACAGGAACTGAAATACTTACAGGTAATTTTGCAACACAAATTGCCTTATTTGACTCAACACAAATTTTATTAAAAGAGAATACAACAATAACAGGGCTAATGACAGCGACCACAATAGATGGAGCTGCTGGCGATAATTTACAACTTGACTTCGGAACAATTTAATGGCAAAATTACTAAAACTAAGAAGAGGATCAACCTCTGGACATGGCAGCTTTACCGGAGCCGAGGGTGAAGTTACTGTTGATACAGACAAGGATACTCTTGTCGTACATGACGGCTCAACTGCTGGAGGACATCCAGTAGCAGCAGAAGATATGGCTAACGTATCTGGTACTGCAATTCTTGGACGAATAGGAACTGGTACAATTGGTACACATAAACTAGCTGCTGGTGGATTACCCGCCAACGTAACCGTAGAAACCGCAAACATAACAGACCTTACAATCGCTAACGCAGATGTTAGTGCAAGTGCTGCTATAGCTGGTACAAAGATATCTCCTGATTTTGGATCACAAAATATAGCTACAACTGGAACTGCTGCAACTGGAGCGTTGACTGTCACAGGCAACATTGCAGTATCAGGAACAGTTGACGGTGTAGATGTAGCTGCACTTAACACAACTGTAGGCAACTTAGGAGTCTCTGGCGGTGCTATAGCAAGCGGAACAACAGCAACAACTCAGGCCGCATCTGACAATAGTACTAAAGTAGCAACTACAGCTTATACAACTACAGCTATATCTAACCTTGTAGACTCTAGCCCTAGTACACTAAATACACTTAATGAATTAGCAGCTGCACTTGGCGATGATGCTAACTTCTCAACAACTGTTACTAACTCAATAGCAACTAAATTACCTCTTGCTGGTGGTACTATTACAGGTGATGTTACTATCGCTTCTGGTACAACAAACAAAAATGTCAATATAGATGTTGATAGTAAAATTAGATTTGATGATAATTTAAAAGCTACATTTGGAAATAGTGATGACGTAGAAATTTATCACACAGGTAGCCATAGTTATATTCATAACACTACTGGAGATTTAAACATAAGGTCAGATGTTCTTAGACTTAGAGCTACTAATGACGAACAATATATAGCTTGCGCCAAGGACGGACAGGTTGAGCTATATCACGACAACAATAAAAAGCTTGAGACAAGTTCTACTGGAGTGTCTGTAACAGGTGCTTTAGTAGCGTCTGGTGACGTAACCGCATTCTCTGACTCTAGACTTAAGACTGAAATACACACAATTAAAGATCCGCTTGAGAAAGTAGATAGACTACGTGGTGTAACATTTAAGTGGTTGCATACAGACAAACCATCATCTGGTGTTATAGCACAAGAAGTACAAGAGGTATTTCCTGAGCTAGTTGTACCTGTAGACCACGAAGGTAAAGAAGTACTGTCTGTAGACTACGGTAAGCTAGTCGGTGTTCTTATCGAAAGTGTAAAGGCACTAAAAGCAGAACTAGATCAACATAAGGCTGACTGTGCTGGAGGTGCATAATGGCATTACAAAACTCAGGAGCAATAAAAATAAGTGAAATAGCTAACGAGTTTGACAGTTTAGCTGGTAATACACCTGATAGCCTATCCGAGTTTTATGGTGCGGCTGACGGTGTACCATCATCTGGAGCTATAGACATGAGTGATTTCTATGGCACAAGTTCTATTATTGCATACACTGCAAGTAATGGTACAGATGTAAACCTACAAACAGTATTTGGATCTGACTGGGCTGCTAATATAGCTAAGTCTTATACTATACCTAGTGGTGTAGAGCTTGGAGCAACTCAAGTAGGTAACAACGCTTTGACTGCACCAGCAGG